TTACAGCCGATCGGCGTGATGCAGCATCACAAACTTGTCCCACAGCTGTTCGTTGCTTTCACTGTGCTGCGGGTTAACGATAATGGTGTTATCGATCGGGCATACCTGCTGGCAGGTTGGGATATCGTAATGGCCAACGCACTCGGTGCAGCGATCGGTGTCGATCTGGTAAATATCCTCCCCCATCGAAATGGCCTGATTCGGGCATTCCGGCTCGCACATATCGCAGTTGATGCACCGCTTTGTAATTAGTAACGCCATATCAATCACTTACGCTTTTATTCTATTCAAATCATGCAGTTATCTGCATTTCCTGTTGCGCACGATTCCGCACTATGTGTATATTTATACAGTGTTTCAAACATTGAAAAACCATGTTCAGCAACACAGAATGGCAACACATGCCTTTTTTAGCCTTCAGATAAAACCTCATGTGTGAGCTTCATGCTGGTGGCCTCTGATACAAGGAAATATCAATGCCGCGCACTGTAACACAGAAGCAGGATAACCCCAATAATGATGAGTTCTTAGCCGCATCAGCCCGTTGGGAAGACTGCAAGCCGCCCTACGCAAGCTCACACATAAGGGTCTGTGTTGCTGCTGCCAAAATCATTTTGGCGCAGGTCGGACAGGCCCGGCGTTCAAAGTACGAAAAGGACAGCTACCTCCGCATAGATTTTAGCAAAGCAGGCAAGGTAACGTTCTATGCTGAGTTCCCAAAAAAGATGGGATTGAAGGGTAAAAAGTTGGGGGAGTGGCCGGAGTTAGCTATTCAGATTGCCAGGGAAAAGGCGAAGGATATTGCGGATAATGGCTTGAAGGCTGAGTCAGTTCAGATGGCCATCAAAGAGTATGAAGGGGATTTACAGGCGAAGGTTGAGCGTCAAAAGCTGGGTGAGGATAGTTATAAAACTTACTGCACCAGGACAAAGCAGATCGCCGCCGCATTTTGTGAGCGTGAAGTTTTTAGCGATATAACGTACAACCGGCTCCTTGAGGTTCTCGACCTTTGGATTGAAACAAAGTCCAATAACCAGGCGCTGGAGTTGTCGGCAGAACTTCGGCGTTTCTGGAAGTTCGGTGCGCCTCGTTACTGCAATGGCCGTAACGTTGCCGCAAGCCTACCAAGTGATTATATCTCGTCGCGAGTCCAGAAGCCGACACCGACCCGCCTATACACCGATATTGAGTCGATCGCAGGCTTATGGCTAAACATAGCTGCAGCCACATCTGTGCACCAAAAAAACGCTATGCGGTATATGATTTTAACGGGAGTTCGTCCGATTAATGTTGGCAATTTGCGATGGAGTTTTGTTAACGAAGAGGCTGGTGAGATTATCTACCCAGCAGGGGTGATTGGTATGAGGGGGGCGATGAAAACGCAGAAGGAATTCCGCCTCCCAATTACGCCTGGTATCAGACAAATTCTGGAAGAGCAGAAGAAATGGAGGGACTCGGTAGAGGGGTGTAATAAGGAATATGTTTTCCTTCAGCCGCGTGACCCGGCGAAGCCTTTCGCCAAACGTTCTCTGGACAAGCTTATAAAAACATACAGCCCAGAGAACGCGGTGAAGGGTGTTAGGCATGATGGCACAGTGAAGGGAAAGGAGGGTGCATTTAATACAATGTGCCGTAAATTCCTCAAGAGCAATATCATTGCTGCGATGCGTAACAAGGGACATTCTCGTAGTGACTCGAAAGAAATTAGCATTCTTTGCATGCATCACTCTGACAAGGAATCAGACCCGATGGGGGAATTTTATGATTTCTCGGATGAGATTTTAAACGAAGAAATGGCATTAAAGCGGCTGGCTTTTGAAGCACATGAGATCAGCATACTTGCCCAAGTCGCACTGATAAGAAAGAAACGTTAATATGCATCTTCTCAAACTTGTCTTGGCACGTTATACGGAATATGACTAAAATCAAGTCACTAGGCAGCCCAGAGTCAGAATCGGTGTTGCAAAGATCGAGTTAGATTAATGTATGATGGGCAGGAAAAAGTGCTTGTAGCTTATTAAAGAGATATTTTATTTATGAAAATGACTTTTAATATCAATGGGAAGAAAGTACCGCCTCAATCCTTGAAGTATAAAAGCAAAGAGGACCAGCTTGAAGTAATGCGAAGTTGGTTTTTCGAAAACTTCGAAGACCCAGCGAACTCTTGCCCTTATGATGGCCGTGAGGGGGGCTACGCTTACATTTATGGCGGCCCATTCTATGCTCAAGAAGCACTGGAAATGACGTTTGGAGGATACATAAAAGATAGTTATATTGAGGAGTTAGTAGGCGAATTAGAATGTGAATGTCATGAGTGGTCAGGTAACTCTGATAATGTTGATGATTGGTACGATGATGATTTATATAGTGCGGTAACCTCTTCAGAGGAACCAATAGTTAAGTTTGAAGAAAATATAAATATAATAAAATCGTTGGGGAGGGGTGAGTATAATGAAGAGCAAAAAAAACACTTGCTCAACATTTTGTACACCAACGTCATTACTGCTCTAGAGACACTTTATGTTGAGTTGTTCATAAAATCATTGGATATAAACCAGTCTTATATTTTGGATTTAATAGAAAAAGGAAAGTCAGAGTTCAAGTGGAGTAAAGAAACTTTATCTTTACCATTTAAAATTGAGTCCATTGAGAAATTAAAAATTGAGTTAATAAAATCAATCAAAGAAAACTTGGTTAGTGCAAGTTGGCATAACATCGAACAAGTTTTAAAACGTTACAAGGCTGCATTTGACATTCAAACGAGAAATGACTGGCCGATAAAAGAGATTGAAGCAGCTACACTTATTCGCAATCACTTAGTACACCGTGGTGGCAAGGACAAAGACGGAAATTCAGTAAATATTACAGAACAAAACTTAGAAGGATTGCTAGATAATGCAACGTCACTTGCCAGAAAACTTTACGAAAGCCTAAATAATGCTTTACCTGATGAAGAGAGCGAGTTTTGAGTAAAAAGGCATTTAGTAGAACCTTGAGCCATCATGACTGTACAGGAGATTCATGGATGTTTTTGCTTATAAGCTCTATTTTCTGCCATTTTTTCAATTCAGACTGTATTATCAGATTTGAGTGAATACAGTTAATAAGCACTTCTGCATTTAGCGATAAAATCCAAAACGTTTTGGCGCTCATACCGGACTACTTTATGTGTAAACCGAATTGGCGCTAAAATCTGCCGGTGACGGTGATTATTGTTCCAATCCCTCAAAGTTTTAGTAGTAACCCCTCCAATAAGTTTGCATACCTCTTCTGGGGTTAGCAAATCCAGCTCTGAACCTTCTTTTTTATTATTCATGACCGCCCCCTTGATTTAATCTTGCTGGTGGCCTGCAAATAGGCGCTGATAAATTGCGGAAACATACTTCGCTTGGTGGATAGCATCGGCTAAGGCGTTGTGGCGCTCGCCGTCAAACGGCAAATCACGCTTAGGATCAAAGCCAACCTCTCGGCCAAGCTCGACGATAGTGCGCACGTCTCTGTCGTTGTACCATTCCCACGGTAACGGAACGCATTCACGCTGGTAAGACTCACGCAGGATAATGTTATCGAATACAACGCCGTTCCCCCATACGCGTAGGCTACGAGGATTGGCGACATTGGCCCGGATAAACTTATTCAGATCATACAATGCAGACAGCAACGACGGAGCACCGTCAACGCAGATAACCGCGCGGGCTTCGCTGTTTTGCTTCATCCACCAAATGATGGTATCGGCATCAGGCGTTGCTTTACCTGCCATTGAGCTTTGCAAATCGACGGGGGTATAGAACCACTCGCCCAGCTCGCCGGTGCGTGGTTCAAAAAGTACGGCCCCGATGGCCACGATAGGTGCGCTGGGTTTCTTACCCATAGTTTCCAGGTCGAGCATTATGTGTTTCATATTTTCTCCAGACAAAAAAAACCGCCAATTGGCGGTTATTGCGGGTCATAATTTGCTTAGAATATTTAATCGATATCCATACCAGTGAGATCTTTAACTTTTTTCTTGGCATATCCCATAGCAAGAGATTTTGATAGTCCCATCAGGGTGCTGATCCCCTCATCTTTGAAGTTGGTCTTAATTGTCTGCCAAACCTCTTGCTGTCTCAGATCAGCAATGAAGTCGTGGCCGCGAGCAGTTAACCTTAGAGGAGTGTCGATCCAGGAATAGCTGACAGCTTTGCCTAAACCTCTGGACATTTCGTGCCCGAATCCAGCTTTACCATCAACACGCAAAATTAATCCGTTGTCGTAAAGCAGGCGCATATGGAAAATAAAATTTGGATCATTACGATCAAAACCGGCCGTTGTCAAATCACCAAGCATAGTGTCAGGCCCATCGGAATCTTCAAACCCAATCAGTAAATTTTTGAGGTACTGCTGGTCGATTTTCATGTTTTTCCTCCGTGAGATGTCACAACACTATAACCTCAATTTTGTCTCATGCCAGCCCATCGAAAGGTAGCTTTATTGCTCATATATCACTCTCTACGGTGAAGCCAGCGGCGCGGATATCATCAGCATGCTGGAGACGGCAACGAGGGTGCGTCGAGTCTGACAACCGCACCGGCGTAGCCAGCTTGGCCTCTGCCGCTTCGGCTCGCTTCTGCCATGCCGTCGATGTGCGTTCTTCTGCCGTCACTGCATTGATACCGCGATCGCGCAACTCGATTATCTTGGATTCCTTCGCTTCCAGCTCTGCCATGAGGGCGGCTATACGCGAAGCTGCCCCATCAACAGCGCGAGCCGTGATATCAATTTCATTCGGCCCCGGCCCTGGCAGCTCGCCGGATTTAACTTTGCGCCAGTAGTCGGCTGTAGCCTTCAAGTTATCCATTGTTCGTCCTTGGAGTTAGGTATCGATCACGGAGTTGTAATCATTGTGGGTAAGCAACTGCCAATTCTGGCCGTCGTCTTTTGAAAGTAATCGCCATCGCTTATTAACCCGGAAGGTGAAGTATTTTTTACCGTGGGTTTTTCTGGGGAATATTTGACAGGCGCTGAACTGGTTTAATATTTCCAGCGCCTTGGCTGTTATCCACGAAGGCGCATTATTAAAGTTAACCCTGCTCATTGCTGGTGGCCATTGTCTCGACGGCAGAACGGATTTCGGCACGCAGTGTTCTGATGTTTTCCCATTTATCACAAGGGATGCTTTCTACAAGTGCAATGAAGTCACACATATTCATCACTGGGCTTTCCGGGTCCCCCATAATCTCTGCCGAGACATCATGTAGTCGCTCATACATTGAGGCGTTCACTTCGGCATTATCGAACTTGCTATTCAGCCAGGTGTGAAGCTCTTGAGATTCCTGATATTGGGTTATCAGTGCTTTGGCCTTATAAATTATCTCTGTTGGTACAACAACGGCTTCAGGGTGTTCGAATGAATCTGCCGCCCAGGTGTGAGCAAACTTTGATTCGTTGAACTGAAATTCATCTTTATCGCCAAAGGCTGCCGCTGCACATGCCCATACCTGCGCCCCACTCTTACTGATAATATCGGTTTTAAGCAAAGGTAACTGTTCACCATCATCTTGGATTGCGGCAGGTTTATTTTCATTGCGATAATCACTAATTATCTGCAGAACCTCGTCATTACTACCCGGCGTCAGCATCAACATATCGCTGTCACCTTGTTTTATCGGGACGGAATCAAAAAGCAGTTCCAGCATGCGGCGTGCTTTCTTAGCGCTGAATTGTGGCTGGGCAATACTCTTCGTGACTTTCGTCTTACCGGCGTCCTCTGCCTTTTTCATTAATCTAGCGGCTTCCCGGTCAGCATAAACGCCGTGTTCGCGGTTGATGCTGATTGCAAGGGCGTAATTCATTGAACCGGCACGGACGAGGCTCTTAATGTAAGGGGTACATTCCTGTAATTGGAGGTGCTGGAGAATGTCAGACTCAGACCGTTTAACCTTCTTGGCGATCTCTGCGTTGGTCCAGCCCTGACTCACCAGCCGATGATAGGCCGCGCCACGCTCGATAGGGGAAAGCGCCAGCCCTTGCGAACTGGTGACCATGAAGGCAATTTTATCAGCCTCGGTGCCTACGAAATCCTTACATTCAAGACGTGCAACTTCGTGACCGGCAGCAGTCGCCAATAGCGCACCGTGGTAACGGTGATGGCCGTCGATAACCTTCACGCCTTCTTCTGTTATCTCAACAGCAAGAGGGGGAATAAACTCACCGGCAATAAACGCATCTCTAAACTCTTCAACGTGGGCGTGGTTTAATTCACGGACGTTATAACCTTCCTCTGCATAAATTTCATTGAGAGGAACCAGAAACGTTTTGCGCGTGGAAATATCGGAGCCAATACTTTCACGCGCAGCATAGCGCTGACTTAAAGTTGCCATAATTTATCTATCCATTCTGAGGGGTGAAAATGCTTCACTATGCGCCACACACAGCGGCGCATAAGGCTTCACTTTATTGGGATTTAATCAGGCTTAAATGCGGCCTTCGAAAAGAGGCACGTCCGGCAGTTGGTTTTGCAGGTCGACCAGAATTTCGTTGTACGCATGCTCAATGATTTTTTTCGGGTCGATCAGCTCATACCAGAGAGCCAGCTTCCCTTCGCGGAGACGGTAGCGAATGCGAGCATCAATCTGATATGGGCGTACCGTTATGGAATGGTGAAATGGCCAGAGCGATTCTTTCCGGCAGTTGCGTGTTGCCGCTGCCAGTTTTTTCGTTACTGAAAGCCATTTGATAGGTGCCATCATTCAGACGAGTGACCGCTTTAAATTCAGATGTGCGTGTTTCCTGGAAGGCCAGCACCATTTCTAAAAGTGCGTTGCCTGATGTGAGGTTTGAATCAGAGGCTGGCGCAATACAGTTAATATACTGCTCAATAAATTCTGCAAACGTCACCTGATCCATTTTTTCAGCGTCAAAACGAGAAAACGCCTTCCACTCATCGGACAGTGGGCAGTCATACGTTACGACGTGCGTATTTTTGAAAGGAGTTTTTCCGTCCAAGTGATAATCCAATACTGCACAAAAACGTGTTTTTTCAGTATCTGCGAAGATAACACTGCGCTCGTCTTTGAAACGGGAAACATAACCGATCAGAGAAGAAGGCGAGATAACGGTTACGGCCTGTTTAACTTGTGTTTCATCAACGATAAAGTCTTTCAGGGATTTTACCGAGTGACTGTCCGGCACGATAGCATACGGAATATCAGTCTTAATTAAGCTGTTTGCTACTGCCAATTCGGCAATCTGCTTAACTGTTTCATTATTGTTGTTGGTAATGTCCATTAAATATCCTTTCCAGTTATGGGTGGTTTCGAGGGTTAGTTGTTTTGCGCTAATTTAATAGGCGCAGCGGCAGGCTTGGTATCAATCACTTTCAAATCCATCTGCACTTGCGATGGATCATCACGCATTAAGTCGCCATCAGCGGTTGAGAACATAATGGTGTCGGCCCGATCAAATTCAGGAATTGACTTCTTGACGTTGGGGGTAATCTTCATTGTGTTTTCGTCGCGAGTGTTCAACATTTGACAATTAAGCGTCAGAGTAATAGCGCCTTTCTTGCCAGTTTCGCGGACTTGTTTAATTACCTCGGCGAGCGCTTCGGTAAGTTCGGCGTCGAGTGCGCCACGGTTGATATAAGCCAGTTGTTGGCTAAATGGGGTGCTTTTATTTTCTGACATGATATTTCTCCTCGTCACATACAGAGAAGAACTCAGGCTGGGTGACGCCCTCCACGGTTAGTAGATGCCTAAGTTCTTTTCTCTATGAAAAAGGGCGACCAGCCTATGAACATTATCTTCACCTCTCATGGGTTGAAGTTCGGTCTGGCCGCCAAAGACTACACACGCGGAACTATTAAAGCGGGGTGCCTTTCTGGCAGAACATTTTCCGCAGACGGGCAAAGAAGGTTAGGCGAACGGCCTGCACGGATGGAGCCGTGCGCATACCGTCCACAACGATTGTGTTAGCATTGTGATTGATCATGTTGAATCTCCGTTCTACTGGTAATGCCCTGGCAAAGATTGGCGTCTGCAGCCGGTGCTATTTCCGTGCGGTATAATATGGTTTATGGAATCATTTGCACTGCAATATGTAAGATGTGGTACTGTTAATTAGAAGTTATTTAGAATGTCACACTGATAATAATTTGTCTGCTAGGGGTATTTATGAGTGCAAAAGACGAGTTTTTAAAAGCTGTAAATCAGAACTCAGCTCGTGCAGAGGAGCTGCGAGAAATTGAAAGTAGAGATATATCTAATTACCAGCGTGCTTATAGAGAGCTAGCTAAGGATATGCTCCCTTGGGTATCAAACACGCCTTTAAAGTTAGCGATAGTTGAAAAGCAATATTTTGATGATACGTGCAAGCAACAATTTCCTTTCCATCATATAACCATCGCCAATGGTTCGAAGAAAATAACAATTGAGCCTGAAGGTTTGTATTGGGTTGGTGTTTCGGGGGTTGCTAGCATAACAGTCTCGGGAGGAGCTAAAATTTCAACTAACAAATATAAGTTAGCTATGAAACATTTTAATCATGAATTGCCCTCTGAGGATAATTTAATACTCGTGACAGCAGATGGCTCTAGTGTTAAAACATCGCTGTTTGATGAAGATGCATTTTTCAAAATTATGACTTTGATTGCATAGCTATTTAACGATAGTGTTCTGATTGGACACTATCGTTTTCCTTCCAAAATATATTCACTTCGTCATGATAAGTTTACTCTTTCCCAAAAGAACGTAACAGGTCGGTCCCTCTCGGGGTCTGTGGGTGATTACGTCGCTCACCTGATGCGTGTTCCTGTTGGCTTCCTGCCATTCCCGTAACGTTTGTGGCGGTGATTTGCTGGTGGCATTGCGGTGTTGATGGGTTAAGAGTACTCAAGGTATTTATTTTTGTAAATACCATGAGTATTTATTTTTAATGATATCATCCTATCCAAATGAATCTCTTAGGTATTTATTTTTTATGAAGATCGCGGTTTGGGGAGGGAGGTGAAGGTGGGATTGAGGGATAGTATAAAGCTACTTTCGAAGAGCGTTATGCTGCGTGCATAAAAAAACCGGCAGTTAGCCGGTTTTTTTATAAACCAAAGATTGTTACTTCTTCGATTCATCTTTCCTGATGCTGTCGATAGCTGCATCAAGGCGTGCGATGGATTTAGTGTCCCAAACAACGGCCTTGCCACCAGTAGGTGCACAAGGAGTAATGCCACCGTTCGCGATAAGCTGGCGAATATGAGCAACTTCTTGCTCAGTGATCGGTACTGGTTGGCTTAATGGGTTGTTAGTATCCATGATCATCCCCTTTTGCAAGAGAGCTTCGGCAACATCGGATATAAGATGTTTTTCACTCTCGATGTCTTGTTGTCCGCTATTAAAGTCAACGTACCTAACGTTTCCGCCGGTACAGATGTCACCAACTTTAGCAGCTTCAATCGCTGTCCGCGCACAACCTGTTTTTAACCATACACCACCGGCATGAATTGCACCTGAACCTGCAAAAACAGCGTTGATAACCTTGTTGCCATCATCGTCTACGTTTTGCGCGGCAAGTTTTTTCGCCGATTTCAAAAATTATTGAATTGGTGGATATTTTTACGATATGTAGGCTAATAGCCTCTTCACCGTTAATCAAAATCGGAGGTCTGGGCACACCAAGATCTCCAGCCCACCACTCTTTCCAATGTTGTATGAGTAGGCCATTTCCAGCTAACGTTAAAACATGATCGTCACGGGTAGCCATTTTGCCAAAACCAGAGTCATCAACATATGCGACGTGTCCTAAATAGCCGAACTCGTCAAGATTTCTGGACCAGCGCGAGTCAGTTGCAATCAACCGATTCACCCTGTCGTAAACTGTCGTAGTCATCCACTATCCTTGCACAAGGAAAACCGTTTTTCAGGTGCAAAAAAATCCCGTTACTCACGCAACGAGACATAATCATTATTCTGACACTACTATAGGATCCGCCCGGCCTGTCGACAAGTAAAAATTTGTTGCAAGGCACGGAATGCAAGTAAAAAGTGTTTTTCAGTGTGACTTTGCTGTGTTTTTAACCAGTCTTATACTAATCGCATCATTGTTTGGACCGCGACACCGATAATTTTGCAGTTACCGTTGATTTCTTTCATCGGCCAGGCAGGGTTTAGACCCTTAAGATACTTCTGTCCGCCGTCGATGATGAGTTTTTTGAAAGTAGCTTCATTTGCATCGACCATCTTGGCGATTACCAAGCTGCCATTTATTGCATCACGACCGGTATCAACCAAAACCAAAGTTCCCTCAGGAACGCTGACTCCAGTAGGTGCAGTCATCGAATCACCTTCAACTCTGAGCCAGAAAGCCTTACCAAAAATCTTTACATCGGACTCGTACCATTCATCTACCTCATCGAGAGTGTACGGCTCTATTGCCTCAGCCCAAGCGCCAGCTTGAACCCAACTGATCAGCGGATACTCCCTGCTTTTGTTGTAAGGCCCTATGTATTTAATGTTTGAGGGCTCACGCGAAAGTATCTTTTGGGCCTCATTCCCGATAGAAGGACTGAAATCGGCAATCGACACCTGGAGTATCTTTGCAAATGCAGCCGCTACAGAGAGGTTCAGTGCATTCCTCCCGTTAAGGTAATGACCAACAGCACCTTGTGTAATCCCCAACTCGTCCGCGATTGTGTACTGCGTGACGCCCAGTGATTTCTTTTTCGACTCATACAAAGCTTTGAGACGCGCGGCATCTTCAAGCTGTTCTGTCGTCAGGCTCTTTTTGGATTCCATAACAGTCATTCTAATACCGTCACTATTAAAATTAAAAATACCCACCATATTGACAGCAATAAATACCTAAAGTATTCTTTTGGTGTAGTAACTAAACGGAGCGTACCTATGAGTCGGATGACATTAGCCGATTACGCCAAGATTCATGGCCAGGCCAAAACTGCCAGCGACTTTGGAGTAATCCAGTGTGCAATCAGCAAAGCCATTCGTAGTGGTCGCAATATTTTTGTGACCATTCAAAAAGATGGAAGCGTTAAAGGGGAAGAGATTCGTACTTTTCCCAGTCATAAAAAAGCCTCTTAACACGCCTTTGGTAGCAGAGATAAGCATTATCCAACAGCGATGACTTAAAAGTAACCACAGCCCGAGGAATACAACTGTGTCACAGCAAAAAGCGCCGGATTGGCAGGCAGAGAAACAGCCTGAATGGGTAGTCAGTGTTGCCCGCAAAATTATTACAGGTCTGCCCGGCGGTTATGCTGAGGCAGCGCAATGGCTAGGGGTTACCGAAGACGCGTTATTCAACCGTCTGCGTCCGAACAGCAATCAAATTTTCCCGATCGGCTGGCTCATGGTTTTGCAGCAGGCTGGTGGAAATACTCACTTTGCCGACGCGGTATCCCGCCAGTCGCACAGCGTGAACGTGCCTCTACCGAAAGTTGAAGACATCGACCGCGACGATATCAACAGCAAGCTGATGGAAGCCATTGAGTACATCGGCAAGCACTCCGAACTAGTCCGCAAATTTACTGAAGACGGCGAGATTGACGACGTTGAACGTAAGGAGTTGGACGAAAACACGCACCGTCTGATGGCAACCTTCCAAGAACACATCTTGTTGCTTTACAGCGTGTTTTGCCCAGCAGAGGTACCTACAACCGTGAGGTAAGCGTATGCAGCCTGCATCGTTTGTTCGAACCGTCATGCCTGCGGTGTTTTGCCGCGAGGATGCTACGTGGATTCAAGAGCAACTCAGCATGTTACCGCCTGCGCAGCGCGGAAAGATTGCGCTTGCCTACGCGGAGGCTTACCAGGCCGCGTTTGACCTTGCCGAGGTTTCATACCAGCAGGACAACGCAGGCCGAAGGGCAGCGAATACACGGCTCAGGACTTACGTCGAACGGTATTCGCGAGCAGGCCAGGGATTAACTACCGCGCCACCGCTGGTGGGGCAAAACGGGAAAGCGGCATGAAAATTTTCAACGGTGTTTTTTAAACGGGGGAGAGGGGAAGGGTAAGAGGGGGGAAAGGGGGGAGATCGGGATGGGGTGTGGGGGAAGGAACAGGCTTTACCAGAGGGACGATCTTTAAGGGATCGAGTAGTTAAAAAGCGCCAAACGGACATTTAGACGGCTAGACGATTAAACGAGGAATTTTACGATGATGCTTACCATCCAGCCACGCGAAAAACAGATTGTTGCACTGAATATGCTGCGCTCGGCATGGAAGCAACACAGCTCGTTCATGATGTACGCGCCCGTAGGGTTCGGCAAAACGGCAATCGCTGCGCTTATCGCTAGCGGGTTCATCAGTCGAAACATGCGCGTAATGTTTGTGGCCCCGTATACCGTGCTGCTTGACCAGACCGCTGCTCGATTCATTGAGTATGGTTTGCCAGCAGAGCAAATCGGTTATATCTGGCGTGACCATCCGGCTTACGACCCGAGCCGCCTTATACAAATCGCCTCTGCCGATACGCTGATTCGCCGTGACCTACCCGACAACATCGACCTGTTGATCATTGATGAAGCCCATCTGAAGCGCAAAAAGATTCTGGAATTCATCGAATACCTGACGACCAATACTGACGTGAAGGTTGTCGGTTTGTCTGGTAGCCCGTTCGCTGCGTGGATTGGGACCTATTACCAAAAGCTGATCAAGCCCACGACGATGAAAGAACTGATCGCTATCGGCGCACTGAGCAAATACGAATTTTACGCCCCATCACACCCAGACCTGAGCGGTGTGGAAACTTCAGAGCAAGCAGGCTATGGGCGCGACTACAAAGAGCAGCAAGCCGCAGATGTTATGAGTGACCCCACTTTGGTGGGCGATATCGTTAATAACTGGCTGGAGAATGGCGAAGACCGCCCGACGATCTGTTTCTGCGTCAACGTGGCCCACGCTAATTACGTGACAGTTGAATTCAGCAAAGCCGGTGTAACCGTTGAAGTGATGACGGCGGCGACGCCACACGAAGACCGACAACTGACGATCCGCAGATTTGAACAGGGTATTACCAAGATCATCATCAACGTCGGTGTTCTGGTAGCTGGTTTCGACAGTGACGTCCGCTGCATCATCTTCGCCCGCCCGACAAAATCAGAAATGCGCTGGATTCAGATTTTGGGCCGTGGTCTGCGTACTGCTCCAGGGAAAGATCACTGCCTCATTTTCGATCATACCGGCACTGTTCATCAACTGGGCTATCCCGACGACATAGAGTACGACTACCTGCCCGCCACCGCTGACGGAATGGAAGATGCCCCAGTACGCGTTGTTAAGACTGAACAGGCAGAGAGTCTCCCGAAAGAATGTTCTCAATGTCATTACGTGAAGCCTGTCGGCGTCTACATATGCCCTAAGTGTGGTTTCAAGCCGATCGCCGGTGAAGACATCGATACAGATAGAACACGCGGCCTCAAGAAAGTTAAGCAAGCCAAAGAAGTGATCTCGAAAGAGGTTAAACAGGCTTGGTGGAGTCAAATCCTCTATTACCAACGTACCCGCAGCGCTCAGGGCAAACCTGTAAGCGACGGCTGGTGCTCGCACGTCTACCGCAAAAAATTTGATGCATGGCCTAACGGGCTGCACAGAACGCCAATGGCCATTACGCCGGTGGTGAGCAATTTCATTAAATCAACACAGATTGCCTACGCAAAATCTAAGCAGGGGAAAGCCGCATGAATACCAAACAGGCAGCTATCGGCCACTGGTCGAAAATACTCGAATTTTACGGCTTACCTCCAGTCACTGGGAAAAATCATTTTAAAGGGGAGTGCCCGTTATGTGGGCGTAAGGGGAAATTCCGTTGCGACGACAAGAACGGCACAGGCTCATACATTTGTTCATGTGGTGCCGGTGACGGCTGGGCGCTGCTGACCGGTGCCACCGGGAAGGACTTCAAAACACTGGCGTCAGAGGTCGATACGCTGGTGGGCCGGACTTATTCACCCGAAGAGAACTATCAGGCTGGTGGGCCTTCTTCTGGCATAGCTTCCCAACGCCAGCGCGTAAGCTGCAAATTTGCAGGATTAAAAGGGTTGCGCGGTACCGGCGCTGACCAGTACCTGAAACAGCGGGGCATCACCAGCCTGCCGATCGAGAATGTGCGTTTCTGTGAACGTCAACGCGCAGCCGGTGGCGAGTACCAGTCAATCTATGCGTTAGCAACGGATGACAAAGGCGAACTGTGTTACTTGCACCGCACACTGTTGGAAGGTGACCAGAAAGCCACAGTTGCCGGGGCACCTAAGAAGATGATGAAGCTGCAAGAGGACAGCTACCTTGAACACGCATCATCGGTGGCCATCCGCATGTTTCCACCGTCCGCGACGCTGGGTATCGCCGAAGGCATAGAGACGGCCTTGTCTTGCCATCAAATAACCCAGTGCAATACCTGGGCGACATTAAACGCCACCTTCATGAAGAAATTCCGCGTACCCCGTGGAGTTCAACGCCTGATTATCTTTGCCGACGCTGACCAATCCGCCACTGGCCATGCTGCGGCGTTTGAATGTGCCCGCGCCAACCTACTGGCAAAAAACGATCTCCAACAAGTCTCAGTCCGCTGGCCTAAATCCGGCGACTTCAACGATCTGCTGCTTAACGGCTCAGAAGTCTACGAGTGGATATTCCACCGTGAGGGAAAAAATGAAAAAGCCAACTAAGCCCAAGCAGTACAAGGATAAGGTCTGCGCTCAGTGTGAAACGACATTCACGCCAGAGAAGTACCTACAGAAAGTCTGCGGCCCTCTCTGCGCTATGGCATACCAGCGTGACGCACGTAAGCGCCTTGCTGAAAGGGAACGCAAAGCCAAGTTGAAGATTCGGAAGCTGGCCGTTAAGCCGCTGCAGTATTTCATCAACCAGGCACAAACCGAATTTAACGCCTACATCCGTGAACGTGACGCCGACCAGCCTTGCATCAGTTGTGGCCGCTACCACGAAGGCCAATATCACGCCGGGCATTATCGCACCGTGGGTAGCAATCGAGAGCTGCGTTTTGATGAAGATAATTGCCATAAGCAGTGCTCGGTCTGTAACAACTTCAAATCCGCGAACCTGAGTGAATACCGGCCTAACCTGATCGCCAAGATAGGTCAGGCGAGATTTGACCGGCTGATAGGCCCCCCGCCGAAGGCAGATAAGTTAACCCGCAGTGACTACGAACGTATCCGCGACACATATAAAGCCAAGCGCAAAGCATTGAAGCAGGAGAAGGCCGCATGATGACCCCACAACAGAAAAGAACATTAACGCACGACTCATGGACCACTGTTTCAAGGGTTACTCGTAAGCAATACCTGGGTAAATTCAAACGACTGACCCGCCTACAAACATTGTGGATCACCTCCTTATTGAATGCCTGGGGCGATATGTACGGCGGCAATACTGATGGGAAATTGAAGTGCAGCGGTGGCGGCGGTGTATGGGGGCAAATCATGCCAGAGCAGTGGGACGATGAAAGTGCGGCCCGTATCGTGAAAGTAATGGCGGACTTGCGCGCCCTCGGCTATCGCGGCGAAGAACAGTTGAAGAAGGCAACCACCATCCTCTGGCCTCAGCGCTCTCTAGAATCAATGCTGGTGGCTGCTGATGCAGGGGAGGAATGCGACTTCATGGAAAAAGCGGTGCTGGCCTCGATGAAGCATGACAACCCGGTCTATGTGATAGGCAAGCTGTTCTATTCGGGCCGCAACAACACGGTGTCGGTACTTGGCCGTTATATGCAAAATCATTACGCCCCATGGCTGACACGAGATCAGGTGGATGACAGGGTGCGCTGGTGCATTGAAATATTCAATTCTTCGGTGTTCTTCGCTGTTCGTGCGGCTATCTGCATCGAAAATGCAGAAGACAGTAAAAATAACTTGAAAATAGCCAAAGAAACTGCATAATACAGGTATGCTTTCGCGAAGCTGTACCATCAAGCGATGCAACAGAATGACCCGCCAGTGAGCGGGTTTTTTTACGCAAAAATGTTGCGCACGAAAGTTACTTTCTTATCTGTAATCCACACAATAACGCACGATCATGCACCGAACATGTCGACTATGTGCATCACCTTAATGGTAATGTGCTGTGAACGTGCAGATATCTCCGCTTAAACGTAATGTAAATGCTCTGAACTAGACGCTAAAATGAACAAGTTAACCTTGCCTAATTATCGCCCGGGCTATTACAATACGTATTAGGTAACTAGACCAACATGTGAAGTTGCCGTGTTAAATCTGGAGTGGAGGTAAGTATGTTTTGCGAAAAGAAAGTAGCCCAAATGGCTGCCTACCTGTTGCTGAAGAGCGACGGGCGCATGGCTTATCTCAAGTTGATGAAGCTTCTCTATTTGTCTGATAGAGATTACCTCATTAAGTATGGCGAACTCATGAGTGGCGATAAGCTTTATTCCATGAGGTTCGGACCAATTCTTTCTGAAACGCTCGACCTTATAAAAAATGTTAATAAGGTTGGCGGCGATGACTGGGAGAAGTTCATCATACGTGATGATAAGGATGTCCATCTTAACCCACGGTTAGGGGGGGCGTTTGATTGGGAAGAAGAATTAGGGGAACTGAGTCGAGCGGATGTGAAAACTCTAGATGGTGTCTTTGATAATTACGGACACTATTACAAGTTTGACTTAGCGAATCTTACCCATCTCAAGGAAATTTGTCCTGAGTGGAGGAATCCTGGAAGGTCGCGCCTGCCTATCTTTAAAAGAGATATCCTTCTGTACTCAGGGAAAAGTGAACGAGAGGCTGATAATATTTTGGAGAATATGAGAGAATCAAATATTCTTAAAGGATTCAGCGCTCAACTGACATGACAGACGACTATCAGCCTTACAGGAAGGGCGCAGTTTTTGCAAAAACTGGCCCCTGCAAGCATTTGCACATAGTGTGCAATGACCCGGTTTATTACCCAATTAATGACTGTTTTTGTATTCTTGTGGTGAATGTCTCCAGTGTGAAGTTTGGCGTCCCTCATGATGATTCTTGTATACTTAATGCAGGCGATCATGGCTTCATTCATCATGAAAGTTATGTGGTATACCATCAGGCGGCTATATGGCGAGTCGATGGTGTTGTGGAAAAACATGCTAATGGTGAGCTTGAGAAACACCACGAAGATTTTAATGAGCTTGTTTTCCAGAGAGTCCTAAACGGATTTGATATATCAGAACGCGTATCAATAACAAATCATCGATTCTGGAGAAAGTATTGTAGCTAATAATTGATTATGATATTAATCACAGATGATGACATAACCCGCAAATATGCGGGTTTTTTTATGGAAAATTAAAGAGAAGCGCCATTCGAGAATCAATCAGATACCCCAGATGAGGGGTTGAGTTGGTATCTGGTGGATGGGGCTTCGCCTTAATGTTTGTGAAGTGGGCGGCGGAAGGGTGAGGTAACACCCTATCCACCAGTTGCTCATGTCAATGGTCACAAGCGAACCTTTGCCCGTGCTGCGAACAGCAGGACGAGCGTATCAACTAAGGGCGCTTATGATTTCAGAAACACGTCTTATCAACGCTGACACAACAGCGTTTATCAAAACCCTGCCGGACAACTCCATAGACCTGATAGCGACTGACCCGCCTTACTTCCGTGTTAAATCTTGTGATTGGGATAATCAATGGGAGAACGAGGCTGAGTATCTCGCCTGGCTGGATGCTTTGCTGGTGGAATTCTGGCGGGTGCTGAAACCGAACGGTAGCCTTTACATGTTCTGCGGTAGCCGGTTGGCGTCTGATACTGAGCTGCTGGTGCGCCAACGTTTCGACGTACTGAGCCATATCGTGTGGGCTAAACCTTCGGGGGCTTGGAAGCGACAGCACAAAGAAGGGCTACGGGCTTTCTTCCCATCGACAGAGCGGATCATTTTCGCCGGTCACTATGCCGGGCCTCTACAACCGAAGGTAGACGGCTTCGCCGCGAAGTGTGGAGAGCTTAAGCAAAACGTATTCAAGCCGCTGATCGACTACTTCAAATCTGCCAGGCAGTCTCTTGGTGTCACTACGAAGGACATCAACGAGGCAACCGGTAAGCAGATGGCCAGCCATTGGTTTAGTGAGAGCCAGTGGCAGCTACCGAGTGAAGAGCAGTATCACAAGCTTCAGGCACTATTTGACCGCATCGCTAATGAGAAGCATCAGGCTGGTGGGTTGAATCGTCCTCATCACGAGCTGGTGAAGGAATACAAAACCCTCAACCGCGAATATCTGGATTTGTGCCAGGAATATAAATCATTGCGGCGCACCTTCACGGTATCTGCTGCGGTGCCTTACACCGACGTTTGGACTTATTCGCCGGTAGCCTTCTATGCCGGTAAACATCCATGCGAAAAGCCTGCCGAAATGATGGAGCACATAATCAGTGCCAGCAGCCGCCCTGGTGAGGTAGTGGCTGACTTCTTCATGGGTTCTGGCTCAACGATTAAGGCGGCTATCAAGCTGGGCCGCATTGGGCTGGGGGTTGAGTTGGAACCTGACCGATTCGAACAAACACAGCGGGAAATCTTCCCGAGTAACTAAGTCGCCCTGGCATTTGCCGGGGCTTTTTGTTTCCACCACCCGACGATCGGGCACAGCCCCGGCAGGGGGAGGTTATGAGGATGGATAAATACAGTTCACAGCTTTCGTATTGGGTTGCATCGCTACTGGCTGCGGCAGGTGCAATGACCCTACAGGATTGGGCCGTGCTGGTGGGGATACTGGTTGCTGTGTTTACTGCCGGTGTGAATTGGTACTACAAACGCAAGCTGGTTAATAAGCTGACTGCCGTCGGGTATGACAAAGAGCGTGCCAAAGCTGCATATAAAGCGATGAGTGAGTGACACCATGAACCCACTGCTAAGAAAGAAAATCATTGGTGCTGTCGGTGGTGGTGCGTTGGCTATTGCTGCGGTGCTTATTCCTTCACTGGAGGGAATCGAATACAAGCCCTACCGCGATGTAGTTGGCGTGCTGACTGTCTGCTATGGCCATACCGGTGCCGATATTATCCCCGGCAAAACCTACAGCAAAGCTGAATGCAAAGTGATGCTGGATAAAGACCTTGTTCCTTTCGCCCGTTCTGTAGACCGATCTGTGAAGGTGCCAGCCAGTGAATATCAGAAAGCGGCACTTATCAGCTTCAGCTACAACGTCGGCGTCAAAGCCTTTGAATCATCCACCCTGCTGAAAAAACTTAACGCCGGTGACAGTTCGGGCGCTTGTGACGAAATGCGCCGATGGAATAAAGCTGGTGGCAAGGTCTGGAAGGGTTTGATTAACCGCCGTGAAGTTGAGCGTGAAATCTGCAACTGGGGCCAATAATGAACCGATTAACGGCAGCTATTGGTGCTGCTCTTCTGGTCATCTTCATCGCGCTGGCATGGGTGGCGTTTTACTTCCACGGTAACGCTGTAAAGGCTGGTGGGAAGGTTGAACAGCTTCAAAGCGATAACAACCTGCAGACAGCTACCATTGCCGCCCAGGCGTTTCTGTTTCAACGCGCCAACGCTATCAGTAACGCAGCGAGCCAGTATGGCATTAATACCGACGTGGCCACCCAGGGGAAAGAAATTGAATACCGGACAATCCTCAAGAATCAGCCTACGTGCGATTTGGCTGTGCCTGCCGCTATTGCTGGTGGGTTGCTCGACTACACGAACCGTCTACGTTCCGGCGCAATGCCAGGCAATACCGCTAACGCTAACACAGCCAGTGCTGGCACCACTGCCGCCAGCACGCTGACCTATTGCCAGGCGGTATTGTGGATTGACCCGTTGCTTGCTGCCATCGATAAGGCGAACAACCAACTGCTGGCTATTCGTCAGCTTGATGATGAAAGGAAGAAACCATGAGCAGATATTTCTATGAGCAACGCCGTCGCCGTCAGGAAGAAGAGCGCCGTCGCAGGGAAGAACAGAGTGCTGCTGGAACTGGCAATGACCTACTGAACCCTCTCAACCCACTAAGTCCGGTATTTGTTGGTGCTGATTACAGTAATGATTACAGCACCGGCAGTTCGGACAGTAGCGGCAGCGATTCAGGTTCCTGTAGCTCCGATTAACGTTATTGGGAGGTTAGCTAATGTTCAAATATGAATTGGGGCAGACTGCCATGACGACCACTGGTGAGGAGTGCGCCATCCTAGGCCGTGCTGAGTACAGCAACGAGCCGAACATGTACCTGGTGAGCTGGCCATCGGATAATGGTTCAACGGCGGAAATCTGGTTCAAAGAGAATGAGCTAACACCTGTCGCCTCAATGCCTGAACCCTCAGCTTAAGCAGCATTGCAGGTGGTATACACTGAGGTCATTGATGATACTCCTCGTGAATCGATGCGTGGATAGAGTGACTGAATGCAATAAGTAAATACTCTTGAAAACAAACTTATTTGGTGCTAATAAAGTGTTTTTGTGTTGGGGGCCACTTTGAAAGAATATTTGCCATTATTCACAGCGTTACTCGGTGCACTTATTTCATTAGCTGCATCACTTTTAACTGCCTTAGTAGGTAACCAAAAAATTAGGATGCAGTTAGATTATGAGTTGAAGAAGGATAAAAGAAAGATTCTTTATGAAAAAGGTGAGGAGCTAATATATCTATACATCAAATGGGCAAAATATGTGTCTATGTTTCAAACTCAAAATATACAGCTATTAAAAGGTGATTTAACTGAATCAGTTGCGCTAAAAGTGAGAAGTGAAACCTCTGAGAATATTGACCATGACCGCGTGTTAGCATTGATTCATGCTTACTTTCCTGAAATTAAAGTTCAGTTTGATGTGGCTGATAAATATAGAAGTGAAGCAGTGATGGCATACTTTGCATTTAAAGCTGGTAGTAAAAGCAAAAGTGATACATTAGATGCCATTCATGAGAATGCTGATTTATTTGATAGGGAAGTAAAGGTTTTTAACGAGAAGCTAAGTGAAATACTCAAAGTAAATAACTGATTTTTATTTTATAATTTTTTTCATTTTTAATTTACTTTGAAACTATCTGTGGATTTTTTTAAATAAAAAGCCATCACCTTGTTTACACAGGCTGGTGGCTTTTTATTTGAGGTGCTCATGAGCAACAAGAAACCTTACGGCAGCAAGTGGCAGGCTGAACGCCTCGTGTTCCTCCGGGCCAATCCTCTTTGCGTCATGTGTCAACAGATGGGCCGTATTGAAGCGGCGACTGTGGTCGATCACATCGTGCCGCACCGCATGAAAGAAGCGAAGACCCCAGAGGAGATGAAGAAGGCACAGCACTTTTTCTGGAGCCGCAAGAACTGGCAAGGACTATGCAAGCCGCACCATGACTCCACAAAGCAGCGTATGGAGAAGACCGGCAAGGTCATAGGCTGCTCGCCTGATGGCCTCCCCCTTGACCCCTCATCGCATTGGAATAAATGATATCAATTATCATTTGCATCTAATTTGATTGCAAATGCAATGACTTGCCTTCAAATGATAACGATTGTCATCTGATGGGGAGGGGCGGGTTAAGAGTTCACCCCTCTCGCTTTTAAAGACCGCCGCTAGTCATTTGTGTGCACAACCGCGAAATGAAAAGTTTTTTCTGGGAGGTTCCGATGGCAGGACGACGCCCGAAACCGACCCATTTAAAAGTGGTGACCGGTAATCCGGGCAAACGCAAACTTAATGATAAAGAGCCGACGCCAGCCCGCGAAATTCCCAGCCCTCCGGCACATCTCACCGATTGGGGGAAAACAGCCTGGGGGCGAATGACCGTCTTGCTCGACGGCATGGGTATTTTGACTGTCGCAGATACGTTTGCGCTCGAACGCCTTTGCGACATTTACGCCGATATTCTCCAGCTTCGAAACACGATCACCGATGAGGGCCGCACGTACACGGTTCAAACTGAGGGCGGATTTCTGATCAAGGCTAACCCTGCAGTATCAATGCTGGCGGATGCCGATCGTCGCTTTAAAAGCTATTTGGTGGAATTTGGTCTGACGCCAGCCGCCAGGTCAAAGGTAAATGTAAATGGTGGAAAAAAAGAAACGGACCCGCTCGACGAATTCTTCGGCACCTGACCCGGCAACACAATATGCCCTGGATGTCACCGAGGGTCGAACTCTCGCTGGTCCCGATATCCGTAATGCATGCCAACGTCACCTTAATGATTTAGTTGAGGGGGAAAGCCGGGGACTTCACTGGGACGTCGAGGCTGTTATCCGGGTGATCGACTTCTTCGCCAAAGTGCTGAAGCTGAACGGCGGGGAGCATGAAGGTGCACCATTCATTCTATTACCTTGGCAGGCTTTCGTTGTCGGCTCCATTTTTGGATGGAAAAGGGCGAACGGTTCCCGCCGCTTTCGCACGGCGTATGTAGAGTCAGGCAAGGGATCTGGCAAATCGCCACTTTCAGCGGGAATCGGGCTGTATTGCTTGATGGCTGATAAAGAGCCACGCGCAGAGGTGTATGCAGCAGCGACGAAAAAAGACCAGGCGATGATCTTGTTTCGCGATGCGGTAGCGATGGTGAACCAGTCGCCAGCATTGTCGCAGCGAATTGATCCTTCTGGTGGTGCAGGTAAAGAATGGAATCTGGCTTTCTTGCAGACAGGTTCTTTCTTCCGGCCAATCAGTTCCGATGATGGTCAGTCTGGCCCCCGCCCACACTGTGCGCTGATTGACGAAGTTCATGAGCATAAAGATAACAAAGCCGTCGAGATGATGCGTGCCGGTACCAAAGGCCGGAGGCAGGCACTGATTTTCATGATCACTAACAGTGGTCACGATAAAACCAGCGTCTGCTATGAGTATCACCAATACGGTAAGCAGTTAGCCGCCGGTCAGAAAACTAACGATGCCTTCTTCGCGTTTATCTGCTCGCTTGATGATGGTGATGATCCCTTCAAAGATGAGTCTTGCTGGCCAAAAGCCAACCCGTCTATGGGGCATACCTTTCAGCCTGAATACTTGCGCGAGCAGGTGGAGGATGCGCGCGGCATGCCGTCCAAAGAGAGCCTGGTGCGACGTCTTAACTTCTGCGAGTGGGTGGATGCCGAGAACCCGTGGATCGGCGGTGATGTTTGGATGGCATGTGAAAAGACGTTCGATATTGCCGAGCTGCAGGGGCGTATGTGCTATGGCGGCCTGGACTTGTCCGGCAAGCGAGATTTAACCGCGCTTTCACTGTATTTCCCAGAGATAAGAACGGCATTCGTTGAGTTCTGGACGCCGAAGGATACGTTGCTCGACCGGGCCAGAAATGACCGTGTTCCTTATGACTCTTGGGTTCGTGAGGAATACGTTCACGCACCCGTAGGTAGTGTTATCGATTATGGCTCCGTGTCGAAACGTATTGCCCAGCTGACGGCGATGTTTGATATGCAGTCCATCGCATTTGACCGTTACCACATGGACTACTTGGAGCCGGAGCTGATAGATGAAGGGATCACGGTTCCTCTTGTGCCGCATGGGCAGGGATTTGGCAAATCCCAAGAGTCTGGACTCTGGATGCCGCACTCTATCGAGTTGTTAGAAAAACTCATTATCGATAAGAAAATCACCATTCTGTTTAATCCCTGCCTTCGCTGGAACGCGGCCAACGCAGTGACCGAGTCAGATAAAAGTGAAAACCGGGTGTTCAGCAAGCGCCGCAGTAATGGGCGCATAGACGGGGTAGTTGCACTGGCCATGTCCGTGGGCGCAGCCGAGGACATACAGGAAGACGACGGCGATTTAGAAGGTTTCTTTGATGATCCGATCATAGTGGGTATCTGATGGACAAAAACAAACAACCGGGGCGCGTGAAAAGCGCCCTTTTAAATTGGCTGGGTGTCCCAATCAGTCTAACCACCGGGACGTTTTGGCAAGAATGGTTTGGCACCAGCAGCAGCGGCAAGGTGGTAACCGCCGACAAAGCAATCCAGCTTTCCTCTGTCTGGGCCTGTATTCGCCTGCTCAGTGAGTCGATTTCCACGCTGCCGCTAAAAGTGTATATGCGGGAGGCTGATGGTTCTCGCAAGCTTGCTCAGGAGCATCCTGCTTACCAGGTGCTGTGTCGCCGCCCCAATATGGAAATGACGCCCTCGCGGTTCATGTTGCTGGTGGTGGCCAGCATTTGTTTGCGGGGTAACGCGTTCGTTGAAAAGAAAATGATCGGCCGCAAGCTGGTGGCGCTGGACCCGTTATTACCACAAAACATGGTGGTTAAGCGCTTACCTACGGGCAAGCTTGAATACACGTATACCGAGAACGGTGCCAAGCGAGTGATCCCCGTTGACCGTATGATGCATATCCGCGGCTTTGGCCTGGATGGCGTGTGCGGCATGATGCCTTTGAGTTCTGGCCGCGATGTGTTTGGCGCTGCAATGGCCGTGGATGAAGCCGCTGCTAAGATTTTCGAAAACGGCCTTCAAAGCACCGGCTTCTTATCTTCTAAAACGGCATTGAATAAAGAACAGCGAGAGCGACTGCGTAAAAGCCTGCAATCGTTCATAGGCTCCAAAAATGCCGGTAAGTTGATGGTGTTGGAAAATGAGCTTTCCTACCAGAATGTGACCATGAATCCCGAGGCAGCACAGCTTTTGGAAAGCCGCGCGTTCAGCATTGAAGAGATTTGCCGCTGGTTCCGAGTGCCGCCTTTCATGGTGGGGCATGTGACGAAACAGAGCAGTTGGGCATCAAGCGTTGAAGGCATGAACCTGATTTTTCTGACCAATACGCTACGCCCGCTGCTAGTTAATATTGAGCAAGAAATTGCACGTTGCCTCCTGGATGGTGATGAGGATTACTTTGCTGAGTTCTCTGTAGAGGGCTTGCTTCGTGCCGATAGCGTTGGTCGCGCAGCTTATTACACTACAGCGCTGCAAAATGGATGGATGAGCCGCAACGATGTTCGCAGCTTGGAAAACCTGCCACCGATTCCGGGCGGTGAGATATATACCGTACAGCTTAACCTGACCCCGCTGGAGGATCTGAAACAGAATAACCTCGGTGCCCAGGCCAGCAGTATTACCAAGCTGCATAACTACCTATTCCCCGACATTCCTGAAGATCAATCACCGCTGAGAAAGGCGGCGTAGGAGCAATCCCTTATGACAAAGAAACACCTTCCGGTTGCACCGGCGGGACGCCCTTGCGCGGGTGTTACCTGCGAGCCTTTACCCTCAGCATTAGACCGGTGGAACGGCGGACTGAAAGCCGCAGCCGCTGACGATAACAGCATCTCTATTTTCGATGTTATCGGGCAGGACTACTGGGGTGAAGGTGTTACAGCGAAGCGTATTGCGGGAGCTTTGCGGTCAATGAATGGTGCCGACGTTACCGTAAACATTAATTCCCCTGGCGGGGACATGTTCGAGGGCTTGGCGATTTACAACTTGTTGAGAGAGTACCGGGGACAGGTGACCGTAAAAGTGCTGGGACTAGCCGCTAGCGCCGCCTCAATCATTGCGATGGCCGGTGATGACATTCAGATAGGTCGCGGTGCCTTTCTGATGATCCATAACTGCTGGGTAGTCGCGATAGGTAACCGCCATGATTTTTCCGCAATGGTGGAATATCTGGAGCCTTTCGATAACGCGATGGCCGATATTTATTCGGCTCGTTCCGGCCTTGATAGCGATTCTGTCAAACAGATGATGGACGGTGAAACCTACATTGGTGGAAGTGATGCCATTGAAAAGGGATTGGCGGACAGTCTGCTTTCGTCGGATGCAGTAGCCAACGATGATGATTCGCCTGCCGCTGCACTGCGGAAACTGGATTCTTTGCTGGCTAAGGCCAATACCCCGCGCTCTGAGCGCCGCAAACTTTTGAAAGCCCTTACGGGTAACACGCCGGGCGCTGTTACCGATCAAAAAGGTACGCCGAGCGCTGCCGAAGCAACCCCTGAAACCTTAGCCAAACTGGACGCCGCATTAAGTGGGCTGGTTTCGGCATGCCAATAATCTGGAGAGACTATGTCTGAAGTAAATGAAATCCTGAAAAAAGTTACCGCCTCTATCGAAGATGCGACCAGTAAATTCAACGCCAAGGCCGAGGACGCGCTGAAAGAAGCCAAAAAATCCGGCGAGCTTTCGGCAGAAACAAAAGATGCCGTCGATAAAATGGCCACCGAGCTGAATGCCATGAAGGCGGCAGAGAAAACGTTGAAGTCTGCGTTAGGTGAGCTGGAGCAGCATGTGGCGCAAATGCCATTAAGCAGTGCTGCTGCGGTTATTCAGTCAGTTGGTCAACAGGTCATTTCGGCCTCAGCCCTAAAGGACTTCGCTTCTGGTATCCAGGGTAACCAGCGCCTGAGCATCCCTGTTAATGCTGCACTGATCTCTACCGATGTGCCGGGGCAGATTGTGGCGCCGCAGCGCTTGCCGGGGATTGATACTACCCCGAAACAACGCCTGTTTATCCGCGACTTGATCGCACCAGGCAAAACAGGCTCCAGCACTATCTACTGGGTGCAGCAAACCGGCTTCACCAACAAGGCCGCCGCAGTGCCTGAAAACACGGCGAAACCGTACAGCGATATCCAGTTCGCGGAGAAAATCACACCGGTTCGCACCTTGGCGCACATGTTCAAGGCGTCCAAGCAGATCCTAGACGACTTTGCGCAACTGCAATCGACGGTAGATGCAGAACTGCGCTTTGGCCTGAAATATGTCGAAGAACAGGAAATTCTGTTCGGTGACGGTACCGGTGCTCACCTGGAGGGCATCATGCCGCAGGCGTCGAAGTATAAAGCGGCGTTCGAAGTGGCGATGCAAAACGGCATTGATGATCTGCGTCTGGCGATGTTACAGGCCCAGTTGGCCCGATTCCCATCAACGGGCCATGTGCTGCATTTCACCGACTGGGCCAAGATTGAGCTGCTCAAGGACACGCTGGGCCGGTATATCCTCGCTAACCCATCAGCGCTCGTCGGCCCGACGCTCTGGGGCCTGCCAGTTGTGGCAACGGAAGCCCCCGCGTTCCTGGGTAAATTCCTGACCGGCGCATTCAGCGCAGGTGCGCAACTCTTCGACCGTGAAGAGGCCAATGTGGTGATCAGTACCGAGAACGCCGACGACTTCGAGAAGAACATGATCTCTATTCGTTGCGAAGAACGTGTGGCGCTGGCCGTCAAACGCCCGGAAGCATTCGTTACCGGTGCTTTTACAGTACCAACTCCCCCAACTGGCGGTTAATGCCTTCAACGTATAGCGGCCTGCGGGCCGCTTTTTTAGGAGATATCCATGAAAGTTAAAGCACTTGTACCGCTTTTATTCGGTAGCCGGGTGGTCAATGACGGTGAGTTATTCGATACGCAGGAGCTACACGGTCGCGAATTGATCAAAAAAGGTTATGCCGAGCTGGCGGATGAACACAATCCTGCAGAGCAGCCAGAGCAGCCAGAGCAGCCAGAGCAGCCAGAGCAGCCAGAGCAGCCAGAGCAGCCAGAGCAGCCAGAGCAGCCAGAGCAGCCAGAGCAGCCAGAGCAGCCAGAGCAGCCAGAGCAGCCAGAGCAGCCAGAGCAGCCAGAGCAGCCAGAGCAGCCAGAGCAGCCAGAGCAGCCAGAGCAGCCAGAGCAGCCAGAGCAGCCAGAGCAGCCAGAAGCAGGCAGGAAAACCAAAAAGTAAGGTGAGTCATGTTAGATCTGAAATTGGTGAAAGAGCATTGCCGCCTAGAGCCTGATTTAAATGCGGATGACAACCTGATCAACGTATTCATCGGCTCGGCGAAAAAGCATGTTGAGAAGTCTACTCGCCGCACACTCTATGCCAGTGAGTCAGATCCTGGCTATGAGGACGATGAAGATCGGCTTTTGCTGGATGATGACGTTCGTACAGCAATGCTGCTCTGTATCGGGCATTGGTATGCCAACCGGGAGGCCGCTGTAGTCGGAGCATCAGCATCCAAACTGCCGTTGGCCGTAGAGTCTCTACTCCAACCTTATCGGATTTACGGGCTATGAAATCATTACGCGCAGGGCAGCTTCGTTTTCGCATCGGGATTTTCCGTCCCGTCACCATTCGCGATGAGCAAACCGGCTCGCCGGTGAAATCTTTCGAGTTTGTCGCGGAGGTTTGGGCGGATGCCGAGCCGATTTCTAACCGCAAAATCCGTACAGGTGAGCAAGGGCAAGTGGTGGAAACCATGCTTTTCACGCTGCGCCCGCGTGATGAAATAACCGTTGATTGGCAAGTGGTTTTCCAAAAGCGAACCTTTACCGTCCGCGCCCCTGATCGCTCGCAGTCAGACCGGTTGTTAATTACGGCGGAGGCAGATATTCGTCATGATCGAGTATGAAATCAAAGCGGCGTTGGAAGCGTTAACCAGTCTACCGGCCTATCCGCTATTGCTGCCCGACCCAGAACAGGAAGGGGTGACTTATCAGAAAATAACTGATCCGAAATTTGATACCGGACTGGCCAGCACCGCGCTGGTACAGGGTCGCTTTCAGATTTCGCTATACGTGCTCGACGATTACGCTCGCCTGATTGAAATGGATAAGGCCATCTGTACAACCTGGGAAGGTATTCAGCACGGGCAAATAGGCCGCTGGCCGGTTCAGACGGTAACTCGCGGAACGATGTTGCAAGGCGCAACCACGTTGACCAACAACAGCACGCAGTACCGCCTGGTTCGCGATTACATCATTTGCTACCCGGAGGACGCCGCATGATTGGAATCAACATAACCGGGATGGATGAATTGGCGCGTCAGTTGGAATCACTGGGGCGGGATGTCTCCACTAAAATTCTGCGGGATGCAGGCCGCGCCGCCTTGGTTCCGGTGTTGGAGGATATGCAGCAACACGCAGGGTATGACGATATGGCCAGCGGCCCACACATGCGAGACAGCATTACTATCCGCTCGACCACCCGAGGACGGGCGCAGGTCACACTACGTGTCGGTCCAAGCAAGTCGCACCAGATGAAGGCACTGGCGCAGGAATTTGGCACGGTGAAACAGGTTGGTGATCCATTCATCCGGCCCGCATTGGATTACAACAAAACCCAAGTGTTACGCATCCTGGCGGCAGAAATCCGCTACGGCATCGAAAACCGGTAGCGGTCGCTGCCACAATCATTAAGAGAGAGAAATTATGGCTGATAAAACCTCGCCAGAATACGCCATGCTTCCTGCTGGCACTGTTGTGAAATGGGGCACGGTCGGTGCTGCAGCCGCTGCTATGAAGGCGCTGGTCAACTGTAAAGCGGTGGGTGAAATGGGACAGACCGGCAGTTTTGTTGACTGCACCACCTTGATTGATACCTCTAAGCAGTTTATTTCTGACCTGCCAGAAGGTGCTGAGAAGTCGATCGGGTTTATCGATGACCCGTCCAATGAGGATTTCGCAGCATTCCTTACCGCAGCAGACAACCGCGAAACCGTGCAGTTCTATGTTGCGCTGCCGAATGGACGCACCTCAACCTCCATCCTTTCGTTGTCTGGCTGGAAGATGAATGAGATCAACGCTCCTGCGAGTGAGGTCATTCAGATCACCGTGCAAGGCAAGCAGAACAACAACACCTGGGGAGCAGTGTCCCCAAAGGTGTGATCAGCGTGACTACCCAGCCGAAAAACGCTGATTTGGCGGTCGGGGGCAATTTGTCCCTGACTGTTGCGGCTACCTCCAGTAACGGCAAGCCCGTTAAATACCAATGGCAGAAAAACGGCACTGACATTAATGGTGCCACCAATGCTACCTATTCCAAAGATTCAGTTGCGGCGGCTGATGCCGGTACGTATCGCGTGGTGGTATCCGCCGAACGGGCTGACACCATAATCAGCGCAGCAGCCACCGTAACCGTTAAGTAAGGAACACCGATGACCGAGAAATACGATCTGAAGGCGCTCAAGGCAGCGTTGCTGAAATCTGATGACCATGTGCTTGAAGTGTCGATGTTTGGCGCGAAAACCTTTATCCGCCGCCTGAAAGCCTCCGAGTTGCAGGATAATGAGGATGGTATGAAAGACGCCATCGAAGCTGGTGATATGAATAAGGCCGCACGCCTCAACGTTGAATTATTGCTGTCCTGTTTTATGACGCCTGACGGCAAGCGCATTCCAGCCAATGCGCTTCCCAGTGTTGAAGAACTGTTGAAAGCCCACGACAATCCGACACTGGTCGAAGCGATCAGCACCATCAAACGTCATGCTGTAGGCACGCTGGAAGACGCGGAAAAAAACTAACTGACTCGCCCTGGCTGATGCTGATTTTTCAGTTGGCCGATCGTTGGGGTGAGTCTGATCCTCGCAAAATCGCCGCATTACCGGCGCAAGTTCTGAATCACTGGCGGGCATTCTTCAAATTGCAGGGCATTACTGCCGACACTGCAGAAGATGTCCCTTTTAGTCAACCCGCTCAGCCTGCGCAAAGCACGATAGATGCGCAGTGTGCTGACGTTATGCGAGTGCTTGGAAATGGCTGATGTGGCATCGTTGGCGGTCGGGTTGTACCTGAATGACGCCAATTTTAGAAATAAACTGGTGGCAGCTTACCGCACCGCCGGTGATCAATCCGGTAAGTTTAACCGCCAGGCTCAACAGGATGCGAAAAAGACCGACGAGGCTTATCAGCGTGTCGGCCAAACGGTCAGCAGTCTGAAAGGGACGCTGGCGGGGTTGGCTGGCGTCGCAGGGTTGGGCTTCTCGCTGGGTAGCATCATTACAACAACTCGGCAGTATGGCCAGGCCCTATCAGATCTTTCCGCTATCACCGGCGCGACCGGTGCACAGTTGAAACAATTCGATGAAGCTGCACAACAGATGGGGCGCACCACCGAGTACAGCGCCAGCCAGGCAGCAGAAGCGTTAAAGCTGATGGCCAGTGCCAAGCCGGAACTGCTGAAAACGGCGGACGGGCTGACTACGGCGACCAACAGTGCGCTGATTCTGGCGCAGGCGGCGGGCACAACGTTGCCGGATGCCACGAAGACATTGGCCCTTTCGCTTAATCAGTTTGGTGCTAGTGCCAGCCAGGCTGACCGCTACATTAACGTTTTGGCTGCGGGTGCTAAATATGGCTCATCTGAAATTGCCGATACGGCGGCGGCGATAAAGAATGGCGGTGTGGCAGCGGCGCAGGCAGGGATCGGCTTTGAGCAGTTGAACGCAGCCATTCAGGTATTGGCAGAGCGTGAAATAAAAGGGGGTGAGGCTGGCACCGGGTTGCGTAACGTTATCCTCAACCTTGAAAAAGGCACGGATAAAACGCTCAAACCCTCGGTCGTGGGATTGAGCACCGCGCTGGAAAACCTGTCGAAGAAAAACCTCTCCACGGCGCAGGCGGTCAAGCTGTTTGGGCTGGAGAACATTAACGCTGCTTCTATCTTGGTGAGTAACCGCAGCAAACTGGACGAACTGACAAAATCCCTGACCGGCACCCAGACCGCTCACGAACAGGCTGCGACTCGCGTCAACAACCTGAACGGTGACCTGATGGGGTTGACCAGCGCTTTTGAAGGGCTGATCATCAAAGTCGGGCAAGCCAACGGAGGCCCACTCCGTACCGGTGTACAGAGTGTGACCGAGGCGATTAACGGCCTGGCAGATAACTTCAACATGGTTGCCAGCGTGGCGCTGTATACACTGATCCCGGTGATGTCCACCAAGCTGACTGCCGGTATTCGTGAGAGCATCGGTGCATGGCGTGAGCAGCAGGCCGCTGTCAAATCCGCCTCGTTAGCGCAGGCCAGTATTGCGCAGAAGACGATCGACGCTGCCAATGCCACCTTGCTGCAAAATAACGCCGAATTTGGCCGCGTTCGAGCGATGGAAAAAACGGCAAAGCAATATGGTTTGAATGTCAGTTATACCGCCGATTACAACCGTTTGATCCGAGAAGAAACTGAGGCAACGCGAGCGGCCACAATTGGCAAAACCCAACTGGATGCGGCAAATAAACGCCTGTCTGTTTCAGCCCGTGCGGCATCAGTGGCTACTGGACTTGCCCGTGGTGCACTGGGATTAATAGGTGGGCCGTTCGGTGCTGCGATGTTGGCCGGTTCCGCGATACTGTATTTCCATGAGCAGAATAAGCAGGCCAGGCAGTCTGCTCTGGCGTTGAAAGATGCGGTTATTGAAACCACGGGGGAGTTGTTAAAACTTTCCCAGACGAAAATCGCGATTAAGGTCGATGACTTCGAGGGACAGTTAAAGAATCTCGGTGATGAGAAATCGAAGATAGAAGGCCAACTGTCACAACTGAGTGATACGCGAATTAATGCAGCACGTGACCGCAGTAAGGGGGCATTAGGTTTCCTTTATACGAACCCCGCCACGCTGGAAAAAGAAAGGAACGTGCTCAAGGGACAGCTGGAAGATATCAATGCGGCCACCGCAACTACCCAGCAGAATCTGAAAAATTCCCGAGACGCAATGGCACTGACCAGCAACGGCATGGCAAGCGTACTTACCGGCATCGCTGACGCTAATGTGATTAACAATGCGATCGCTAAAGTGGGGGCTACTGGTTCATCTGTAGAAAGTCCGTGGGGTGGCGAAGACCCGGCCAAGGCAGATAAAAAAGGTCAGCAGGCGCTGAAACAATATCAGCAACTGCGTCAAGAAATTGAGGTTGCGCACTCGACCAGCCTTGCCAAGATTGATCTGGAGGAACGGAATTCTCAGGCCAAGCTAATCGCCACTGCAAAGGCCGCAGGTGCAAGCCAGGCTGATGTGCAACGAGTCATGTCTCTGAACGCAGAGAACTACCAACGCCAGCGGTTAGAACTGGCTGAACAGTATGCGCCGGGTCAGGCGACCGTACGCAAGGAGCAGGAAACCAGCAGGGAACTTAAAGCGTTGTATGACGCGCGCTTGCTGACAGAGCGTGATTATCTGGTTGCTCGCAATACTCTGCAGCAGGATATGGCCCGAGAGAGATTAAAGGCTGAGGCTGATGCTATTGCGGCACCACGGCAGAATATTGCTGGTGATGTTGATCCCTCCATTCAACTGGGTAATCAACTGGCGCAGCAGCAGGCTCAATACCAGGCATATTACCAGCAAGGTTACATAGACAAGCTGCGTTATGAACAGTTAATGCAGGCTGCAACCCAGGAATCAACCGAGGCGCAGTATCAGCAGGCAATGAGCCTTTACGCTGGCCAAAGCCACATTAACAAGCTGCAGATTGGGCTGGTGGAAACAACGCGTGAACGTTCAACCAACATGCTGACGGGGTTGCTTACCACTACAAAAAGTCTTAAAGAAGGAATGATTGGCCTTTTCTCATCCCTCACGCAATCCATCATTCAGAACCTGATTGAAATGGCGATGCAGGCTTTGCTGACCAAAACCATTTTATCTTCGTTTATGAGTATTGGCGGTGGCGCAGCAGGTGCAGGTAACAACCCCGGCACAGTCCCCATGTTCGCGAACGCCAAAGGCGGTGTTTACTCATCGCCGTCCCTGAGTTCCTACAGCGGACAGGTTGTGAGCCAACCCACAACGTTTGCGTTTGCTAAAGGCGCAGGTTTGATGGGCGAGGCGGGGCCAGAAGCTATCATGCCACTTAAACGTGGCGCGGATGGTTCATTGGGCGTGCAGGCTAATGGTGCTACAGGCAATCAGACCATGATCAACGTCGATATCACGATTAACCCCGATGGTTCCAGTCAGGTGCAAGCGACAAGCGGGTTTGAGTCGGCCGGTAATGACATTGCCAATTATGTTGATCAGCGTTTTCGCGTGTTGTTGAACAAGAGCATGAGCCAGGGCGGAACATTGAACCGGGTAATCAAGGGGAGCCGATGAAATTAGAAACATTCAATTTCCCTGCACGGATTGGTACTTCTGGCGACATTGAGCCGGTGGTGAGAACAACCCAATTTGGTGATGGATATGCGCAGAGTACCGGCGACGGCATCAACAGCGAAAAGGAAAGCTGGCCACTGGTGTTTGTTGGCGTCTGGGACGAGATAAAGCCCATCGTAAAATTCCTGCGTGAGCATAAAGGCTACCGCTCTTTTAAATGGAGAAACCCGATGTTTGAGCTTGGTCTCTATCAAGCGGGTAAATTCACAATTCAGGCTAATGGAGCCTACTTTTCTCTTTCTGTTACCTTAACCCGCGCAAATCATCCATAGGAATAATCATGTCAATTAATACAGATCTCCAGCTTCTACGGCCGGGGAGCAAGGTCTTTTTGTTTCATGTGGATGGCAGTATGTTCGACGGCCCGGAATTGTTTTTTCATAACTATCCGATCCCTTATACGGAGGAAGAATTAGTTGCTGCCGGAAGTGACCCGGAAGCATTACCCGCAAAATCAATCTGGTGGCAAGGACAGGAGTACAAGCCCTGGCCCGTGGAGGCAACCGGGTTTGAAGTCACAAGTGATGGCAGTGCCCCTACGCCGACCTTGAGTGTGGCAAACTTGGATGGAACGATATCGGCTATGTGTCTGGCATATCAAAACATGGCGCAGGCCAGAGTCACCCGGCACTTTACCTTTTCCCAATATCTGGATGCGCGAAATTACCCAGATGGCAATTCTGAGGCTGATCCGACAAAGGAAAAACTGGATGTTTTCTATATAGAGAACAAAACCAGCGAAGATAATGAAGTTATTCAGTTTCAATTATCCTCCCCGGCTGATTTACAGGGGATTCAAATCCCAACGCGACAAATCCATAGCCTGTGTACCTGGTGCATTCGCGGGCAGTATCGAGGCCCATCATGTGGATATACCGGCACAAACTATTTTGATCAGGATGGTAACCCGGTAGACGATCCATCAAAGGACAACTGCGGCGGCCTGCTCAGCGACTGCAAAAAACGCTGGGGCGTAACAGAGCAATTGCCGTTTGGGGGCTTCCCCGGCTCAGCATTGCTGAAGAGGTGATGATGCGTAAACAAATAATCAGCGCCGTTCTGGCGCATGCTGCAGCTGAGTATCCACGAGAGTGCTGTGGGCTGGTGGTGCAGAACGGACGCCGCCAGCGTTACGTTCCATGCCGTAATCTGGCACCGGTACCCACTGAACAGTTTAGCTTGGCACCAGAGGATTACGCCGCTGCAGAAGATGTTGGCACAATCATTTCGATAGTTCACAGTCACCCCGACGCTACCACACAACCCAGCCAGCTCGATATTGCGCAGTGTGACCTGTCACAATTGCCGTGGATCATCGCCAGTTGGCCGGAGGGAGATATTCGGGAAGTCATGCCCACGCAGGGCATCAAGCCGTTGCTGGGCCGTCCGTTCGTGCATGGGTTCTGGGACTGTTACGCAATTATCCGGGACTGGTATCAGATTGAGCGTGGTATCACGCTACCGAATTTTAAACGTACAGATGGCTGGTGGGATCGGGGTGAAAACCTCTATATGAAACTCTACGCTGATGCAGGTTTTGTACCGGCATCCGGGGAGATCCAGATTGGCGACGTAATCGTTATGCAGGTGAAAGCGGAAGAGCCAAACCATGCGGCGGTTTATCTGGGCGATGGCATCATGTTACATCACATGTACGGCCAGCTCAGTAACCGGGTGCCCTATGGTGGTTACTGGTTAGAACGGACGATCACCGTTTTGCGTTACAAAGGCTGATCTGCTGCTATTATGTTGTGATATTCAGCAAAGGGATATCATGATGAGAAAATTACTTTACATAATTGCTGTTACTACAGTTTTATCTGGATGTTCAACAAGTGCAGTTCCTCCGAGCAAGGCAATTCAGGCCCCACCTGATAGGATTTTTAAGTATCAAAAAAATGAATCTGGATATTCAAGACTTACAGTAGTTAGAGACAGCGGACTTATCAGTGGGGGATGTTATGCCACGGTGTATATTAACAGTGTGCCGGTGGCAAAGCTTAACCCAAAAGAAAAGGCTTCTTTTTATTTGCCAAATGGTGAATGGATTGTAGGTGCTGCAATTGAAGGTAAAGGGTTGTGTGGCTCCGGTGGAGAAAGGCAAGAAAGATATATATCTATAAAAAACATGGATGATAAGGTTGTCCGGGTTTTTAGTGATGAAAGTGGAAATATAGATATAAGGCCAACAACAATAAATTGACAAATCCCGCTTCGGCGGGTTTTTTATTTGGAGGTTTTAATGCCTTTAATGATTCCTGAAATTAAAACAATTCGCTTGTATGGGGTGTTGGGTTCAATGTTTGGCAGGACTCATCGTCTAGCCATAAACTCTCCTGCAGAGGCAATAAAGGCTCTTTGCATTATCATTCCTGGGTTCCAAAATTTCCTTTTGGAAAGCAAAGAGCGTGGTTTGACATATGCTGTTTTTGAGGGCAGTAAAGGTCTTAGTAAAGACGATCTCCAATTACAAGCTAACGGACATGATATCCGAATAGCACCCGTTATAATCGGAAGTAAAAAAGCCGGTATGTTTCAAACTATATTGGGTGCAGTGATGGTTGTTGTAGGTGTTGCTATTGGATACTTTTCCGGGGGTACACTTTCCGCCTTTGGTTATGGGATGGCAAAATTTGGCGGTGCAATGATGCTAGGAGGAGTTATCCAAATGTTATCTCCCATGCAAGGCGGACTGGCTTCACGTCAAGACCCGGATAATAAACCTTCCTACGCATTCGGTGGCCCGGTTAATACCATTGCCCAAGGTAACCCCGTCCCTATTCTCTACGGACGCCGACGAATTGGCGGGGCGATTATTTCCGCTGGCATCTATGCAGAAGACCAGCAGTAATACTCAAATTCTCACATGAGGTAGTGATGGATAAGCAACGTTTAAAAAATGCTCAAGGTGTCCAAGAGACCAATCAGCAACATCGTCATTTGGAGCACGGAATACTACTGTCAATTTTGAATAGGTTTGCTCATAAATTTCCAGAGGAGTGTGTTCCCAAACAAAACAGCTCTGAGCATATTCAATGGCCTGTGAAGGGTTTTCCTCGCCCAACGAAATCATAGTTTCGAGAAGATATTGGTAAAACATACTTTCCAGTGAGCTGACGTCTTTTCTAAGTGCGATTGGGGCTTCGGGTCGAAAAGAAAAATCGACATAGCCATAAAGCATACCATTATTATTATTGCTATTGCGCCCATATACACAACCGAACGTCATGAAGTGGCCGTGCTTAGAGTTGGTCTTTTCAATGAAATTATAGAGCCACGGAGCGCCTTCAAGTTCATGTATTTCTGATATACGCGCTGGGTCTTTTATTAAATCAATGCCCCCATTGTTCACGTCACCGTTTTCACGAATTTCTTTTCTATATGGGAATTTTATAAAGTGGTCGTTTTGATCTGACGATTTCATTGTTAATTATCCTTTTAAAATTCAAGGATACCTTATGAACTCAACTTTCCCCACCCTGATATTTAACCAGTGATTATATGTGAAAATTTGTATGATATAACCGCATGTGGAGAAAAGTATGCACGTTATTGAAGGCCGTAAAGGTGGCAGCAGCAGCCCGAGCACGCCGACAGAATCACCCGACTCTTTGCAGTCCACCTCTTATGCAAAAATACTTCTGGCGCTTGGTGAAGGTGAGTTTGCTGGCGATCTTGATGGTACCCGTATTTTTCTTGATGGTACTCCGCTGACCTCAGCCGATGGCACTGAAAACTTTCCCGGTGTGAAATGGGAGTTCCGCTCAGGTACGCCGCATCAAGATTATATTCCTGGCATGCCGGATGTAGAAAATGAAATTACTGTAAACACCGAACTGACCAGTGATCGGGACTGGGTGCGATCGGTGACCAACACCCAACTTTCTGCTGTTCGTTTACGAGATTCGTGGGCGCAATTACAACAACAGCAGGATAACGGGGATGTCGTGGGTTATCGAATTGAATATGCGATCGATATTGCTACTGACGGTGGGGCATATCAAGAGGTCTTGCATACGGCTGTTGATGGCAAAACGACGACAAAATATGAACGTAGCCACCGTGTCGATTTACCCCCGGCCTTAACCGGCTGGCAGGTTCGTGCCCGTCGTTTGACACCGAACAGTACCAGCAATCGTATTGCCGATAAGATGGTTATCGAAGCCATTACGGAAACCATAGACGCCAAGCTGCGTTATCCAGAAACAGCCCTCTTGTTTATTCAATTTGATGCAAAACAGTTTCCCAATATTCCCCAGGTGTCCTGTGAGCCAAAAGGGCGAATTATCCGTGTGCCTTCGAATTACAACCCAGAAACGCGGGTTTACACTGGCGTATGGGATGGAACGTTTAAAATGGCGTGGACGAACAACCCCGCTTGGATAACGTATGACCTGATGATCAATGACCGATTCTCCATCGGAACACGGGTAAAGGCAGAAAACCTTGCGTTGACAAAATGGGACTTATACCAGATCGGGCAGTACTGCGATCAGTTAGTTCCAGATGGACGTGGTGGGGATGGGATGGAGCCACGATTCCTTTGTGACGTTTATATCCAGTCACAAGAGGATGCCTGGAACGTATTACGCGACATAGCATCCATTTATCGCGGCTCTACTTTTTGGGCAAATAACGGCATGAATGTACTGGCGGATATGCCCGCCGATGTTAAATACATATTCACCCGTGCCAGTGTTAAAGATGGCAAGTTTACATATTCAAGCGCCAGCGAGAAAACGCATTATAGCACCTGCATGGTGAGCTGGAGCGACCCGGCAAACGGTTATCAGGATGCGATAGAGCCAGTTGCAGAGCAGTCGCTGATTCGTCGCTATGGCATCAAGCAAGCTGACCTGACGGCGATCGGATGCATACGAAAGTCTGAAGGAATTCGTCGGGGCAAATGGCTGCTACACACCAACGATAAAGATCGCCTGGTATCGTTCACCGTTGGCCTTGATGGCAAAGTACCTCTGCCGGGTTGGGTTATTGCTATCGCGGATGAAATGCTAGCAGGTCGTCCACTCGGTGGCCGGGTATCATCAGTGGATGGCCGCAATGTCAATCTTGACCGGGTTTCCTCAGCAGCAGTTGGTGAGCGGTTAATTCTGAATCTTCCAAGCGGGAAGGCTGAGGGGCGAACCATTGCGGCGGTATCGGGTAAAACCGTTACGGTCACGACGGCGTATTCTGAAACGCCGGTTGCCGAGGCTGTATGGGCAGTTGACGCGTCAGACCTCGCCCTGCAACAGTTCCGCGTTACCGGCATTAAAGAAGGCGATGACGGGGTATCATTCGATATTACTGCTGTCGAGCATGACCCGAATAAATACCCAAAAATTGATACTGGCGCTCGAATCGAAGACCCACCGATCAGCGTTATTCCACCTGGTGTGCAGCCGCCGCCGACAAACGTCCAAATTGGCGAATCCTCAGCGGTAATACAGGGACTTGCTGTTGCGACACTGCGCGTCACGTGGAACAGAGCAGAAAGCGCTATTGCCTATGAGGCCGAGTGGCGTAGGGATAACGGTAACTGGATACCAGCACCGCGCACTTCAACACTCGGGTTTGAGGTTTCCGGCATTTATGCTGGTCGCTATCAGGCTCGTGTGCGTGCCATTAACCCATCTGAAATTTCCAGCGTATGGGCGAACGCGCCAGAAATGGTACTGACCGGTAAGCAGGGAGAGCCACCGGCACTGGCCAGCTTCACGACGATCGGCCAGGTGTTCGGTATCGTGTTGAACTGGGAGTTTCCTCTCGGGGCCGAGGATACGCAGCGGACTGAAATCTGGTATAGCCAGAACTCAGATGGCAGTAACAAAATGCACCTAGGTGATTATGCCTACCCGCAGCGTAGCCACACGATGACGGGGCTGGCTGCTGGTGTGAATTTCTGGTTCCAGGCGCGTCTGGTGGATAAGCTGGGAAATACAGGGCCGTGGACGGGCTGGACGCAAGGAACATCAAGCGAAGACGCCAGCGAAGTGCTGGACTACCTGAAAGGGAAAATCACCGAGACGGAGCTGGGGCAGGAGCTGCTGGGGCCTGTCGAAGATGCCGGAAAACTGAAGGATATGTGGTCAGTGAAGGTTGGCCAGACCGTTGACGGCAAACTGTATACCGCTGGGATCGGCGTGGGCGTTGAGAATACTCCCGAGGGGATGCAGTCACAGGTTCTGATTCTGGCTGACCGTTTCGCCGTACTGAATACCGCTGATGGTCAGGGTTCTGAAGTATCTGTCCCGTTCGCGATTGAGAATAACCAAGTTTTCATTAACTCGGCATTTATTAAGGATGCATCAATAACCAATGCCAAAATTGGTGATTGGATTTCATCCTCTAATTATGATTGGGTTACAGGGAAAACCGGGTGGTTGATTGACAAGACCGGCTGGGCATCATTTGCCAATTGCGATATTCGTGGAACAATAACGGCAACTTCAGGTGAATTTAATAATGGGACATTTAGTAACTGTCACATTCTTGAAAATTGCATTATTGATGGCAAGTTGTCTGCGGCAAATATTGAAGGGAATCTGGTTCAGGGAAACTCATTCTCATTCAATGTTTCAAATACCGGTGGTGGGCGAACGGTTCATTATGATGGAAACCCATTAATGCCAATGCGTATTTATGGCTACATAATGGCAGTAATGCGTAAAAATCAAAAAACAAAAATTTACTTTAATGGTAATGAGGGAAGTGCTGTTGATGGGTTAGATATTGCCAGAAATGGTGAATCCTCTACTGGGTATTCTTACACGAAGATGTTCAGTTTTTCTCGTGATGTAGGTAAAGGAGAAGCACTTGATATAAATGTAAGTGCTGGTTCCCTCGACCAGGGTAATGGTGAATCTACAAATTACACAGTAATGGTTTGGGCAACACCTCAGAATAGCGGGTTCTCAGTAGTATAAATATCATTGAAAAAACAAACCCGCTTCGGCGGGTTTTTTATTGGAGAAAATATGGCTGTGTTAATCAGCGGTAAACTCATCGGCCCGAATGGCGATCCGCGCCCCGGTGTAACCATTATGCTGACAGCGGTCAAAACGTCATCGGCAGTCGTTCACCTGGCTCCGTCCAGTTCTACCACCGGTGCAGATGGTAGCTATTCATTGTCGGTCGAAGTCGGTACGCATAACGTAATGATTGAGGCGTATGGGCGTCCATTCGAGAAAGTAGGTCAAATCACCGTTTATAGCGACTCAAAGCCAGGGACGCTTAATGATTTTCTGACCAGCCCTGGGCAGGATGAATTAACGCCAGCGATTGTAGCGATAGTTGATGATATGAGGGCCGCCGCCGCCGTGTATGCGCAGCAAGCCAGAGAAGCGCGGGACGATGCAAAGGCGTCAGCAGATGCTGCACAGGCTGGAATTGACGCATACCCAACGCTAACGAAAGCGCAGGAGGCGGTTAACAGTGGTGCAGAAACCCGAGAGTACATCTGGGTTCGCTCTACTGTTGAAGGCCATGTTTCTGACGAATACCACAACGTTAATAAAGTGCTGACACCGACAGGCGTTTTCACTACCAGCGGTAACGCTGTGGAAAAAGTGGCGAACTCACTCAGGGATGATAAGGCCGATCTCGCCGCCGCCATTCGCGATCCGAACGGTTTTTCTGAATTCGAGATCGAGAAGGGCGGGGCCTTTGGCACGACAAAGGTACGCGTTGCGACTGATGCAATCATTAACGAGGCCTTCACCATCAAAACGAACGTCGAGGGACGTTTTATTATGATGGACTCTCAGTCATTCGAGTTTCAGCCCGAGGACTCACCTGCAGTAGATCCTGCCCCACCGAAACCACCAGAACCGAGTAATTCCCTATTGGAAAGGGACAACCGAAACAAGCTTGCCGCGCTGTTCAGAAAATCGAAAGGCATCACGTACGATATAGCCGGGGCCATTTGGGATTACTGCATCATTTTAGTTTATGGCCAGTCGCTCGCTTCCGCGATGGAAGGGTGGCCAGCGTTAACAAAAGTTGCGCGTGAGATTGAAAATCTTCTGATGGTTGGCGATTCGACGCGGGGCAGTTCCCGGAGCGGCACCTATGCACCGTTGGGCGCAAACATATTCCAGCCCCTGCGAGCGGTTGTCCAGGGGACAAATGGTCTCGGGCTTTCTGATGAACAGGTAGCAGTTCTTCCTGAGAAAGACACCAGTGAAGGTGAAGACAGCGCGGTCAGCGCCGTTCATCTCTGGCGTGCGTTACAGTTACAATTGCAGGGGATGACCGAAAACCCAAACCGGAAAATTATCGTGGTCAATTGCGCCGTCGCCGGTCGTTCTGTTGAGCAACTGTCGAAAGGTGCCCCGTCGCAGCATTATGAAAACCGGGTGTTGAAGGCGCTGAACAACATCAAGGCGCTGGTGGATGCGAAATCTGTAGAGGTTGGCCGCACGCTAACCTGCGGGATCGCCGGATGCGTTTATAACGGCAATCAGTGGAACTACCTGGGTACCGACGGAACGACCGACAAAAACCAGTTTAAAGCCAAACTAGGTACGCTGTTTGACGATATTGCTTCAGAAAACCCGGCAATATTTGGTGTAACTGAACGGCCATTCTTTATCACCATGCAAACGGGGGATGTTTATACCCGCGACACGACGAATCTGTCGATCGGCATGGCACATATCGAAATGCAAAATGAGCGGGACAATGTGTTTCTTGCAGGGCCGGAAGCACCCGTGCCGTCCAAACCCGGCGGGCACCGTGACCCGAACGGTTACCGCTGGCTCGGTCAGCAAATCGGCAAGGTAATGCACCAAGTGGCCGACCGTCGCTTGGACTCATTTCCCCTGCACCCTATTAGCGCTACTTTTTCCGGCCGCGAGGTTCTCACCGATCACCTTGTCTGGTGTCCGCCGTTGCAATGGCGGGAAACGTTCAGCGGCATTGTTCCAACGACGTTTCAAAATAAAGGGTATCGCATCACGGATGCGCAAGGTGATGCAGCGATAGCGAGTGTGGAAATTGCCGCAGACACAATAACCCGGATCACCACTCAGCGTGATCTCATAGCGCCGGTTTTCGTCTGGTATGCCGGACAGGGGACGTACGGTGGCGATGGCAACCTGTTTGATTCCGACGCGACCCGCGCACTTTACAACTACGAATATCGGGAAGGAACCGGCCAGTATGCGGCAGCGAACCTGCCAGCCTATGTGAACAAACCCTATCCACTGAATAACGCGAGCTGTGCGTACAGAATTGAGGCGGTAAAAAATGACTGATTTAGTCGATCTCGGTATCACTATCGTTTCCAACAACTCCCGAGCAATCTCTCGAGCAAAGAGTGTCACAACGCCGATCATGCGCGGGTTGGAATATCTTAATTTCTATTGCGGTGATACGGGAAACCTGACGAGAAATTTAGTGCGAGGTAAGCCACCTGGGCGGGTGATTGGTAAGCCGGTACCACACGGCGCCTATACCACGTTTAACAGCTCAACCAACTACATTGACAGCGGTGTAGCACAGACTGATTCAATGACCATGATCTGCCTAGCCAGAGCACCTGACCCGAAAGAAGAAAGTGCCCTGATGTCGAACTTTAACGGGACGGCCCCAGGTGGTGGAACCAGTCAAGGCACAGGCATGATGTTTCGCCCTAACCAATTTTATTACAACAATGCCGTAGTTAATGCCGACGGTTCAAAATCGTTATTCCAATCGTCATTGCCCTATAACCCAGGAACGTGGGCTTTGGCCGAGTGCCGCAGCTCTCCGCAGCTCAATGGCGGTAACGTCTGGCTAAACCAAGATGGTGCCTCTAATGCTGTTGCGTATGGACTGCCTGCGGGCGCTCGGGTGGACATTGGCGGGAATATCATGATCGGCTCGCTGGGCGGGCTATTGGGTTCGGTCAATGGTAAGCCTTCAAATATCGGAATGGGGGCAATTTTTAGTGTTGCGCTAACCGCTGATGAGGTTGCAAGGTTTCGTGCGTGGGTTCGCGAAGTGCTGAAGTACCAGTTCGACTGGACGCCATTCTAACTGTAATAGCAGCCGGGGGGAACCCGGCTATTTTTTATAGCATACGCCTATCTCGAAAGCGAGCGCAGCTTCTAACGCCAAGTTCTCTGTAGGGTATGGTGTTTCTGAAACCAATTGCCAGCGCCGGTTGTTGTAAGTGTACAGCCAGCCCTGGCTCTCTTCATCTTCTCTAATTGCCAGCATGATCGCGCTGTTGTGATCAGGCGCAGGGAACCGTTCATTTTCTGTTAGAAAGAAGATCTGTTTTGCGCCTATTCTGAAGCTGCCCATCAGATATCAGTGACAAGCCACTCATCGGCTTCTTCGAACATCTCCTCCAACATCCTATTGAGCTTTTCTCTGTCGCTTTTGTTTGCATCGGAGTTAAGGCCGTTCGCCTGCATTGGCTTCACTCTCACCACTGCATCGGGAAAAATCCGGTGTACCCGCTTAGTCAATTCTGCTTTGATAATCTCTGCCGCGTCAGGCAAACCGTTAACATTACGTTGGTCAAAAACCAGTTCTACAAACAT